TTTGGAGGAATCCAACAGACGTACAGCTCTCGGACTGATGTCTTCTGCGGTCGGCAAGTCTCTCCATATTGGCGAGCATGACCGACAAACCTTGACTGATGCGTACAACGCAACACTGGCTAATTGGAACCTGTTTCTGTTTGATGGCTTTGGGTCATTTGAACCTGACATCATCTACAACCGAATCGAGTATCTAGCTGCAGGTCTCGACACAAAGATCATCTTTCTGGATCACTTGAGCATCCTGCTAAGTGGTCTTGATGGGGATGAAAGGAGGATGCTGGATGTCACCATGACTCGATTGCGGTCTCTTGTAGAGCGGTTAGGTATCACCCTATTCCTTGTGTCTCACCTAAAGCGCACCTCTGGTGATACTAATCACGAAGAGGGTGCACGTGTCACATTGGGTCAACTTAGAGGATCGGCTGCGATAGCCCAACTATCGGACTCCGTTATTGGATTAGAGCGGAACCAACAAACAAATAGTGCCACAACTGTACGAGTCCTGAAAAACAGGTTCTCTGGTGAAGTTGGTATTGCTTGTGAACTGACGTATGACCTTGCTACTTGCAAATTCTCTGAACACGTACCTGAAGATGAATTCCAACCAAACCCAGACTTCTGATAAGTATGTGCTGTACATGCCTTCAGGTTTGTATGCACTCAAGCCCAATCCTCCAACAGCTGAGGCAATTGCCAGGGCTCAACCCTTCAGGGCTGACACCGTGAAGAAGATGGAGGCCATCATCAAAGATCCTTCGTATCAGATTGCGGAATGAACCTTCTGTTTGACATCGAAACAGACGGGCTGTACAAACAAGTTACTCAAATCCACTGTGTTGCTATCAAAAACCTTGGTACCGCTGAGGTTCATGTCTTTAATGACACTGGTTCTCAACCGCCAATATCTCGTGCTATTGCGATGTTGGAGGAGGCTGAGACGATCATTGCTCACAATGGGATTAACTTTGACATCCCGGTAATCCAAAAGTTCTACCCGTGGTTCACGCCACCTAGGTGTCTTGATACTTTGCTGTTATCTCGGCTTTACCACCCAGACATCATGCTGATTGACAAGAGACGGAACCTTGAGGATATGCCTTTACAACTGTATGGGCGTCACTCTCTTGAGGCTTACGGTTGGCGGTTAGGTGAACACAAAGGTACGTTTGCCAAACAAACTGACTGGAAGGACTGGTCTCAAGAGATGGAGGACTACATGGTTCAAGACGTTCAAGTAACCCACAAACTATGGAAACATTTCCACAAATACCTGAATGGGTAGAGATGGAGCACAAGGTCCAGCAAATCCTTACTGAACAAGAACTACATGGATGGTATTTCGACGAGGGATCCGCTCGAGAGTTGGAGTCCGACCTACGATCAACACTTGAGTCGGTGTCACGAACTCTTAGAGAGAAACATCCTTACGTTGCGGGAAACGAGTTTACTCCTCGTCGCGCTAACAAGACCCAAGGATATTTCGATGGCTGCCCTTTTACGCGCCTCAAGGATTTTAACCCCACCAGTCGAGATCAAATCGCCTGGGTGATGAAGGAACACTATGGGTGGAAACCCACTACGTTTACTGATTCGGGTAAAGCTGTCATCGATGAAGTAGTCCTAAAGGAGATTGGTACACCAATTGCCCTTGACTTCTTCAAGATGTTGGAGATCACTAAGCAGCTAGGCATGTTGTCAGAAGGCATCAATGCTTGGCAAAAGCTTGTGATAAATAACCGGATCCATCACCACTGTTCTGTCGCCACTAACACTTATAGATGCTCCCATCGAAATCCCAATTTAGCCCAGACCCCTGCGGATGAACGATTCCGACGACTATTCCAACCAACTCCAGGACTACGAATGGTTGGGGCCGATCTTAGCGGCATCGAGTTGCGGATGTTTGCGAGTTACCTTGCTCGCTATGACGACTTCAGCTATGGTGAAATCCTGCTTAATGGTGATATCCACCAAGTTAATGCCGACAGGGTTGGCGTTAGTAGGTCCGATTGTAAACGGATCCAATACGCAATTCTATATGGAGCGGGAAACGAAAAGATCGGACTCACATACGATCCTCAGCTTTCACCTAAGGCAGCCAAGAAAAAAGGCGGCGAATTACGGGAAGCGTTTCTCGATGCAGTGGAGGGTCTTCAAGACCTTGTTGCTGCCCTCAAGAAAAAGGTTCAAAGCACAGGCTACCTCAATTCTATTGACGGAAGGCGCGTTCCTGTCGATGGACCTCACAAATCGCTGAACTACCTACTCCAATCAGGATCAGGTATTTTGGCGCGACGTTGGCTATTACTAGCTAACGAACAGATCAAAAAACAAAATATCGATGCTCATCAATTGGCTTTTGTACACGATGAGCTTCAGTTTGAAGTACCCCCGGCGCAAGCCAACGACCTAATGCAGATCCTTGAGCACACAGCTCGCCTTGCTGGAGAATTTTACAATCTCCGCATCCCAATTGCAGCCGAAGCCACAACCGGATTGTCCTGGGCTGAAACTCACTGACACCAGCCGTCTTGGTGATATTGCTGAATACGTAGTCATTACTGAAGCACTTAAGCGTGGTGCAGAGGTCTACAAGAATGTTGGGTGTACTGGTAAGACAGATGTAGTTATTGGCCTGAGTGGTAAGACACTTCAGATAGATGTAAAGGTAGAAGAGTGGGATCCACGTTCATCTAGTTACTACTCACCTGGGGTATCGAGTGCAATAAGGGATCGTGTACTTGTAAACCCATCAACTTGGAAAGTACGTTGGCCCAAAGGTAAAGCTCCTGAAGGTTGGCACTCATTCTGGAATTAATTTATGGCACAAAAATCAAAAACAAACCTAGCCAAGAAACCTTTTGAATCTCGCGCTAAATACAAAACAACCAAGCAGGGTGAAGGTCTTAGGTCTAAGCCGTCACATGGTAGAAAGCTCTCTCGTGGTCAAGGTAAATGACACTACTTATTGATGCTGACTACCTGGCATACAAGACCTGTGCAGCGTGTGAAGACGAGGCAGACTTTGGTGATGACGTAATTGTTGTCACCAGTAGATTCTCCGAAGTGTTGACAATGTTCAAGCGTGAGCTTGAGAACATCAGCCGCCGCATCGGATACTTCGATGACATCACGCTGTTCTTCAGTAGCTCGACCAACTTCAGGAAGACCATTAGCCCTGACTACAAGGGTCACCGCAACCGGAAGAAGCCTTGTGGTTACAAGCGCCTACTCAACTGGTGTGGTGATAACTACGTCACCATCATGATCGATGACCTCGAAGCCGATGATGCTTTGGGTATCTTCGCTACTGATCCAGTAGAAGCCCAGGCGGGACACATCCTTTGTAGTCCTGACAAAGATATGCGTCAGATCCCTGGTCTCTTGTATGACCTAACAAATCCTGTGACTGAAATCACCAAGGAAGAAGGGGATCTTTGGCACTTCATTCAAACCATGAGTGGTGACCAAACAGATGGCTATGCCGGTGTACCAACTATTGGTACCAAGCGGGCTGCAGCAATCCTTGAAAAGGAAGGTTGTAACTGGAAGGCTGTCTTAGACACGTTCATCTCAAAGGGTATGACAGAAGATGATGCCCTTAAAAATGCCCGCCTAGCAAAGATCCTTCAGTTTGAAAACTTCAACCATGACGCAAACATTCCAATCCTTTGGACCCCCACCACCTCCAGTAATGGACTTAACAGTGGAACAAAGCTTCAAGTTGAGGCGTCTGGAGGATCTGCTGCCTAGTGCTGACAAGAAGGACATCATCACAGTCTTCATGGCTTTACAGCGTCAGAACTTTGTTCTTAGCAACTCCATTTCAAACCTAGTCAAACAATGGCCGACAGTCATCCAAAGGGGCCCAGCTATTACAAGCGAGGAACCATAGAGGTCTGGGATTTTATCCGGGACCAACAGCTCAACTACCACCTTGGCAATGCCATCAAATACATCTGCCGTGCCGGTCATAAAGACTCAGCCCTTGCAGACCTTGACAAAGCAATCCACTACCTTGAAAACGAAC